CCCGTGTAGAAGGAGGCCCCTCCCTAAGGAGCACAAGCACTACACTCCAACTCTTGCAAAAGGGTTTCGAAAAACGCCTTTAACAATTAAATATGAACAAAAAGACTTATATAATAGACAAGAAGTCCATTAGGGCTTTTAGACATTGTTATAATGTCTATCTCCAGCGAGTGAGTAACTCGCAGCAGACTGAACATATTCGTGAGCTGTCCAGGACTCTAACTGATAAGGTTGAGAACTGGATAGAGCATAGAGGTAGAATTCAAGCGGTAGCAAGATTGAAATTTATTCGATCTCAGCTACTTAGAATCCTAGCCGGAAATGAGCCAGTACTGACGTCAAGATTCCCAATCTACAGAGATGGTTATCCTAAGGACCTAGGTCCAAAGGTAAGCCAAATCCTTCGAGAGGGTGATCTTGATTCCATGCGTGATGTCATGACACTTCTCCAAGTATCATACTTAATCACTGGATGGAAGGAACCCGATTACTCGGAGATAGAGCGTCCCGGAGTGACCAACGAAATCCTTGAAAAGGAGATCGAAAGTTTCGCGAGATCGCATCTATCTATCAAATTTGATGTTCCCGACATATACTGGAACGAACCTCATCCGACATCAAAGATGGGTCCCAACGGTCCAGCCATGATAACGTCGCATGATGACCTACTTGCCCTTTCAGAGGAGAGAATATCTCAACTGATCAGGTTTGCGGGTTATCGCTTCGGTATATACATGGAGAACCTAATTGGGGCTCGTGATTACCTCGTAGGGATAAGGAAAGCTGTTCTTCCAATTAAGGGAGACGCTAACCCGAAAGAGATCATCGATTCGAGGATCTCGATCGTTAAATCCCCTGAGTGTAAATCACGTATCATTGCCATTCTTGATTACTGGTCACAGACCGTTTTGAAACCTCTTCATGACTGGGCTTTCGCTCAGCTTAGGAAGTTCGACTCCGACAGGACCTTCAATCAGAATGCAATTGATCCACGCCTTGATGGCGGGTTCTTTGCATCGTTCGACTTAAAGTCGGCGACGGACCGCTTCCCTGTATCACTACAGGAGCGCATCCTAGCGATTTACATCAACGATGAAAGAGCTTCCGCTTGGCGCTCAATCATGACAGATAGGGACTTCCAAAAGCACGACCGGAGCGGTACCGTAAGGTACGCTGTTGGCCAGCCAATGGGAGCCTTTTCTTCATGGGCCATATTTTCACTTACTCATCATATCCTAGTTCAGTATTCAGCGTATAAAGCCGGTAAAACCGGACAATTCCGTGAGTACCTACTTCTAGGTGATGATATCATGATATATGACGAGGAAGTTGCTTCCAACTACGAATCCATACTCCAAGACCTTCAGGTTGAAATTCAACGCGAAAAATCTCTGGTATCGAAAGACACCTTTGAATTTGCGAAGAGAATCTTCCATCGGGGCAAGGAGCTAACAGGATTCCCTCTTGCTGCATTTGTTTCGAATCATAAAAGCGTTTCCGCTCTATGGTCCGTCACTCTTGTCAGCAGAGAGCGGGGTTATGCAAGGTTACATCCTTACGCAATCCCGGGGTTTATCAAGGAAATACAGAGCTCATGCGGAGTAGATCGAAGATCTACAAAGCACATTGCTAAGTATTATGAAGCTTACCGAGGGCTTATAACCCACGGCGACGATCATAGTCTTCTACAGTGGTCTTTACAGACCCTGTATCGGACCTTAGATCGCCAAAGACCATGTAGATCTAACCTTATCCTAGAGAAGCAAGAGCTAATCTGGGACTTAGGATATTTCATCATGGCCTATAAAGCCTCCCTTGTCGATAACGCATACAAACAGTTTAACCAAATTTCTTTTCAGATAACCGGTCAAGACTGGGATGCTGGCGGAATCGAAGGTACGACTTCCCAAGTAACAGCGCCTATTGATATTATGAGGATCCCGATCGTGTGGGTTTCGCGCCGAATGGCCGAAGCTCAACGTGTCGAGATCTCAACTCTTATGAGTCTTGCCAGAGAGGAGCGGTTCGAGGCATTTCTGTCTCTCCCCATTTCTCCAATTGGCGACCTTACAAGATTGATGTCTCATAGCGTCAATAAAACCTCTTTAGCACGGCACGATGCAATGATGAAGACCATTCGGTTTCGTCAGAAACATCTAAACCAGCTACTCAGTGAAGCATATCAAGCTCCATCAGAATATGGTCTGCCGGTGCAGGCACCCTAGATAACCAGAGAAGACAAGGTCCGAACTTTTGGTCGGCAGCTCCGTGCGCACATAGTGCGGATCGGTTCACCACCAAACCTACGTCCGGAATCTTCAAAGGATTCGTCTAGGGGGTACTGTTAGGACCGCGAGG